CTAGGTACGCGAACCGATAAGCAGCTAGTCACTGTTGCCATAGTTCCTTCACGACTTACTTTTTGACTAAAGGTATCAAAATGCTTAAACCATCAAAACGACATTTTATTTTGTACGATGCTCAAACGTACGAGAAAACAGGTTTAACTCAAGTTAATGGCAACGTCCGCGCAATGGCACAAAAGCCTCAATTATGGCGTGTGAGTGTTAATCCAGTTACAACGGACGGCGTACAAATTGACAAAACACGTTTAGTCTTTGCACCAAAAGAGCGTCTAAAACTTAGTGAGCTTGCTCCAATCATTAACGAGCATATTTTTAGCCTAGATGATTTTTTAGAGAAATGCGTTAGCGTGATTGTATGCGCCAGAGTTATGACTGAGGGAGGGGTGTGATGGTATCAAAACGCACGATTCAAAGGCGAATTGCAAAAGGCATGACACGCGAACAGGCGAAAACAATGCCAAATATGCGGCTTAGTGGTATAACAAAACAGGACTTAATAGAAATATCAACACTTGGGCTTAGCAGTCGTGGTGCAGCGTCAATTTTGGGCGTGTCTCAAACACTCGTTAATAACAAAATAAAAGAATTTGGCATTGATTGGGTGGGTAAGGCCATTCACAACAAAAAAGGCCAAAAAAACCCTAATGCTATTTGTAATAAGTGCGAGTTATTAGGGCTTAATAAGTCACAAGTCTATGACTATAAGCGTAGATTTAAAATCACATTAGAGCAGGCATTAGAAGTTGCGTACTCTAAAAAGTTAAAAAAAATAATTGGAGGCTAAACGTGAGTACATCACAAGGCGTGGTTAATCCGCAGCATCAAAACCATAACCATTATTTCAAAGACGTTTCAAACTTAAAACACATTGACGTTTATCGCGTGTTGATTCTTTTTGGTGTAACAGACCCTTGCCTACAACACGCGATAAAAAAATTACTGTGCGCTGGCAATCGTGGCGCAAAAGATAAACAACAAGACGTGCAAGAGGCAATCAGTAGTTTATTGCGTTATTTAGAAATGCAAACAGAGGACGAAAAGCAATGAGCTATCAGGAATTACCAGTGCAAATGCACCCACGTTACAACGAGTTTTTAGCGTTTATGGCTAATTGCCCGTACCGCAAAACGCCAGAAACGATGCAAACAGCATTTTGGGCGTGGCTAAACAAAAGCAGCAATCAGTCGGTTGTTGTTGTTGAGCAAGCCAAAGAAATCACTGTATTAAAACAAGACCTAGACCGCCTGCACCGTGAGCGTGATTCTTTTCAACAGCAAGCGCGTGTGTTGGCTGAGGAAGTAGAACGGCTTAATGGGTTGTTTTGCGATGTTTACGATGCTGTGGGTGAGCGTGGGGACGCATGTTTGAGTATTGACGGGGGTAACCTTTGAAACCATCACATCTAGAAAGAATCGAGGCGTTGCCTGACGTTTTTATGTTGGCCTCATTGGTTCAATTTAAATATGTGCAAGACATCAGCGAGCCAAACGATACAAATTTTAAGGTAAGCATGGCTGGTGGTCACTACACGTTTGGCGAACCTGAGCATTACGATGAATTTATGGACAAATACTTAACTTGGCTGGAGATGCGCTAATGAAGTTGTCAAAGTATTTCACATACAGTGAATTAACGTTTAGTGAAACTGCTAAGCGTTTAAAGTACACAAATCAACCGCCACCTAAAGAATTAAAATCATTAACTAATACCGCGCAGCAACTTGATAAAGTGCGTGAGTTACTTGGCTGTCCAGTGATTATTAATAGCGGTTATCGCTCGTTGGCTGTTAATCGTGCGATTGGCTCAAGTGATAATAGTCAGCACGTAAGAGGCGAAGCTGTTGATTTTAGAACAATAGAGCATACACCACGTCGAATTGTCGAGTTAATTAAACAATCAAATATTGAGTTTGACCAATTAATTTTAGAGTTTGATTCTTGGGTGCATATTAGTTTTAGTAGTCGTAATCGCAAGCAGGTTTTAATAATTGACAGCAAAGGCTCTCGAATTTTTGTTTAATACTGCCAGTAACACGGATGTTTTTATGCCCCTACAGCAGGGCTTTTTTATTGTCTAAAATAATATGTTAAGCTATAGTCTAAATTTATACGTTAGCATTATGGGTGCATGATGGATAGACTAAAAGAGCCTAGCTCATGGGGTGGTTTGGGGTTGATTGCTACAGGTATTGCTAGTCTTTTATCACATGACTACGCAACAGGCACAGCTCAAATTATTACAGGTTTGATGGCTGTATTGCGACCAGAGGCCATTAGCGGTGCAAAATAACATGGCTGACGCATCTCAACACATCGAAAATGGGTTAAGCATGGCAGCCATAAAAACATCGCCTCCTGTTATTGTCACAGGCATGACGTTGGCAGGAATACAATTACAAGACTGGCTAATCATGGCAACGATAATTTATACAGTTATACAAATAATTATTGCACTGCCAGAACTTAAAAAGTCTTTTAACGAATGGCGCAAAAAATGAAATACTTTAAAGGCTTTTTGCAACTGTGCTTAGTGAGTGGCATTTGTTGTATAATCGCTTTTGGGTTTTGGCTTGTTTATTTGATGTGGTGGATTGTTGAGGGGATGAGATGACAAACAAAGGCGGAAGGCCAAAAATAGTATTTACACCCGAACAAATCATTGAAGTCGGGGCGTTAGCGGCTGTTTTATCTCAAGAGCAAATAGCCGATTATTTTGGTATTGGTCGCACCACGTTTTTTGAAATATGCGAACGTCAACCAGAGGTTTATGAACAATATAAAAAAGGCAAGGCAAAAGCTATCGATGAAGTTGCCAAAGGTTTAATACTACAAGCAAAAGAAGGCAACACAAGCGCGGCTATGTTTTATTTAAAGACACAAGCAGGGTGGAGAGAGACGCAACACATAGACCACACATCAAGCGATGGTACTATGTCGCCCAAGTCTGCTAAAGCCATGACAAATGAAGAAATCGAAGCCGAATTGGAGGCTTTAGGTGTCAAAACTTAGGGCTTTAGAATTAGCAAAAGAACTACGCATAAGACAAGCGCGGGAATCATTCTTTTCTTATCGCAAACTAATCAATCCGAAATCTAAATGGGGGTGGTGGCAAGAAGAAATAGCAAATGAGCTACAGTTATTTTTTGATGATTTAATTACAGGTAAACGCCCTAAATTAGTCATTCAAGCACCACCACAACACGGCAAATCAGTACAAATAATTGATTTTATCTCTTGGCTTGCTGGTAAAAATCCCGATTGCCGAACTATTTACACATCATTTAGCGAGCGTTTAGGCGTAAGGGCTAATCTAAAATTGCAACGCCTGTATGATAGTGCCATTTATCAAGACATCTTTCCCGATACTAAAATAAACAGCTCTAATATCGTTACAGTTAGCGGTCAATTTTTGCGTAATCGTGAGATTTTAGAGTATTGCGACCATACTGGCTACTTTAGAAATACAACAGTTGGCGGCTCAATAACGGGTGAGTCGTTAGATTTAGGCGTTATTGATGACCCAATAAAAGGACGAAAAGAAGCAAACAGTTTAACAGTGCGTGATAGCGTTTGGGATTGGTTTACAGACGACTTTTTAACGCGATTTAGTGAAGATGCAGGTTTATTGTGTATTTTAACACGATGGCACATTGACGACCCAATAGGCCGACTCATTAAAAACAATCCCGATGTTAAGGTTTTGTCTTATCCAGCGATAGCCACACAAAACGAGAAACACAGAAAAGAAGGCGATGCTTTATTCCCAGAACACAAAAGCATTGATTTTTTATTAGAGCGTAAGGCGGTGATGGATACAACCTCATGGCTTGGTTTATACCAACAATCGCCCATTGTTGTCGGTGGCGAGCTAATAAAAGGCGAGTGGTTTAAGCGATACAGCACTCTACCAAAACTTGAGTATAAAAAGATTTTTGCAGATACAGCGCAAAAAAAAGGCAAACATAATGACTATACGGTTTTTGAGTGTTGGGGATATGCTGACGGCAACATCTATTTAATAGACTTGGTGCGTAAAAAGATGGAAGCTCCAGAACTAAGACGCACAGCTAACGACTTTTGGAATAAACACGCACAAGACAACAATGGCAGATTGCGTGAAATGTGTATTGAGGACAAAGCAAGCGGTACAGGTTTAATACAAGACATCAAAGCACATGACAAAATACCGATTAAGGCGATACAGCGTAATATAGATAAATTGACCAGAGTACAGGACGTGCTAACATATATCGAGAATGGATATGTGTACATTCCCGAAAATGCTAGTTTTGTGAGTGATTTTATAGCAGAATGTGAAGCATTTACCGCAGACGATGCACACGACCATGACGACCAAATAGACCCTTTGTGCGATGCTATTGATAATATGATAGCTAAACGCGGTGTAACAGAATTAAGAGTACGCATACTATGACTAAAAAATGGTGGCAGTTTTGGAAAGGCGAACAGAAAAGCAATGCTTTAGGTGTGCTTATTCGCCAATCTAGCAATTTTACAGCTTATAATTTTGCCCAATTTGTACAAGAGGCGTATCAGCAAAATCCGACCATTTACGCCTGCGTACAACAATACGTTAGCGCGTTTAATGCTTGTCAGATTATTATTAAGCGCGGTGAAGAAGTCATTAACAATACCGCGTTAATGAGTCTCATATCACAGCCAAATGAGCAGCAATCACTAAGCGAGTTTTTAGAACAGGCGGTCATTTATTATCTTGTTGGTGGCGAAGCTCCGATATGGGGTGATGCTGCTATCCCGTCCCGACTGCCTAAAGAGATATTTATTTTACGTCCAGACTATCTAACGCCTGTATTATCTCAAACAATGACAGCAAAGGTGGCGGTATGGCAGTACACAGCTAGCGACAATGACATTAAATCTATGGCTGTTTTGCCGTCAAATATGCTCATGTGGAAAGCATACAGTCCGTTAGACAGGTTTAGAGGGTGCAGCCCTTTGTTACCCTGCTCTTATGCTGTTGACCAATTAAACGCCTATGCAAAGTCTAATTTTTCATTACTTAAAAACGGTATGCAGCCAAGTGGCGCATTGAGTACAGATTCTAATTTAGATGACGCAGCTTTTCAGCGATTAAAAGAGCAATTCAACGAGACATACACGGGCAGTGGTAATACTGGCAAACCAGTCATCACTGAGGGCGGACTCAAGTGGCAGTCATTCGGCTTTACCATGCGCGATGCCGAGTTCTTGGGTGGTAAAACATCAGCTAAATTAGATGTGTGCGAAGCGTTAAAAGTACCGCCTCAGCTATTAGGCATCGAAGGAAGCCAAACTTATGCTAACTACGAACAAGCAAGGGCGGCATTTTACGAAGATTCGGCCATTCCACTTTACAACAACCTTTTAGCCTCTCTTAGCCGCTGGCTAGGGTGGCGTGTTGGTTTAAAGCCAACTGATATTCTTTGTGTCGATATTGATTCGGTGGCGGCGTTAGAGCCGAGACGCGCAGAACGTAATAAAACACTTGATACTATGCAGTCAATTAGCACTAACGAAAAAAGACAGGCGATGGGCTATGAACCTGTTGATGGTGGTGATGTGTTATTGGTCAATAGTGGATTGATACCGCTAGAAATGGCAGGTGCAGACATTCCAAACCTTAACCCGATGTTTTAGCTATGACTAGAATCGAGAAGCTAAAGTACGCAAGAGCCGTTTTATTGACACAAGACAGGATTGCTTTGCGCTATCAAAAATTGATTAAACGTGAGCTAAAAAAGACCGCTAATCAATTGGCCAACTCATACGAAGTCAATCAAAACGACAGCCAGTTCGCTGAGATTCAAGCACAACACAAAACACGCATGACTGAGATTTTAACTGATTTAAGCAAAGAGACATCGGAACGGTTTAAGGCGTTTAAACTTACAGGCAAAAAAGACATCTTTGATAACTTTGTCGAGAATAGCATTTACAGCATCTTAGCATCTAACGTATTAACCACTGCAACAACTGTTAGCGCAAACACGGTGGCCACAGCAAGCGCGGTTATCATGCAGACAATGCAAGCGAGCGTAGCAGACCCTTACGCAGCGACACCGACAAAGGTTGCCAATGCTATTGCAAACAGGATAGGCGGTCAAAACTCAGTTAGCCGAGCAATGACCATAGCGCGTACAGAAACGCACAAGGCCGCGAATGTATCACAGTACACAAGGGCAGAATCAGCAGCTACCGATTCAGGGCTTGACGTTGTTGTCGAGTGGATTAGTACAAACGATGGTCGGGTGAGAGACTCACACAAAAACGCTAATGGCCAAACAAGACCAATGGGGCAGCCGTTTAATGTTGGCGGTGAATCAATGAAATATCCTAGCGACCCGACAGCGAGCGCGGAAAATACTATCAATTGTCGGTGTGTTTTGGGTTACGATGTTAGATAATTTTGAGGGGTTATGATATGCGTTTACATTACACAAAGGCTCTAAGTCTTGTTGATAGTAATTTTAAAGAAGCTGGTGATGGGGCGTTTAGTGGTTATGCTGCTGTCACGGGCAATGTAGATTTAGGCGGCGATATTATTTTAAAGGGCGCGTTTAGCGAATGGCTAGACAAAGCTGACCCGAGCCGCGTCCGTGTGTTGTGGCAGCATGACTGGGACAAACCGATTGGCAAGACGCTATCAATGCGCGAAGATGATAATGGTTTAGCGGTCGATGGTGAATTGTTGCTTGATATTCAAAAAGCACAAGAGGCGCGTACTTTAGTTAAAAACAATGCCATTGACGGGTTAAGCATCGGATTTAGAATTGATGATTTTAGCTATGATAATGACACCCGCATTATCAAAAAATTGTCAGTGATGGAGTATTCATTCGTGACATTTGCGATGAATCCCAATGCCCTTGTCAATGATATGAAATCGTGTAAACTAGACACTGTAAGAGACTGTGAACATTACCTGCGCGATGTTTGTAAGTTATCACGCTCTGAGGCGAAAACACTAATCAGCAAAATCAAGGCTATTCGAGATGATGAGCCTAATTATGATGAGTTAGCCGCTTCATTAGTGAAATTTAATCAAACATTGCGAGGTTAGTCCCATGACTGATATTACCGAAGTCAAGAAGTTAATTGATGATGCAGGCAATGCCGTATCTCAATTGCGCCAATCCCAAGAACAAGCCGTAGCTGAATTTAAAAAGCATGGTGATGTTTTAGCCGAAACAAAATCAAAACAAGATGCGATTCAAAACGACATCACGGGGTTGATTCAAGCCGTTCAAGAAATTAAAGCAGCTCAATCTGCACAAATTCAAACAGGCGTTGATGGTTTAACTAAAGAAGTGCGTGAAGCAAAAAGCGCGTTATTCAAAAAAATGCGCGGTATGCAATTAAGCGATACTGAGCAAAAAGCGTTAAGCACTATCACTAATCCCGATGGTGGTTATTTAACTACGTCTGACACCACAGGTCGTATTATCCAACGTATTCACGACAATTCACCTGTTCGTCGTTTTGCCAATGTTAAAAACACAAGCAAAGAAACAGTGACAGGTTTGATTGACAATGGCCGTAACAGCTATTCGTGGGGCTTTCAAGGCAATACACCAAGCACCACAGCGACTAAGCAGTTTGGCCAATACGAAATCAAAGTTAAAAAACTTTACGCATACCCGACCGCCACAACCGAAATGCTTGAAGACGCTGATTACGACATCGAGGCAATGATTGTTAATGATGCGGCTCAAGGTTTTGCTGAGGGTGAGGCTTACGGTTTCCTTTTAGGTAACGGTGTATTACAACCTCGCGGCATGATGACTGTTGCTACTGCATACACAGGTGATAATACCCGTGCATGGGGTACAGTACAGAAATTCAAAACTGGCGTAAATGGTGGTTTTGCTGCTACGCCTAACGGCGGCAAGATTTTGATTGATGCTGCCATGTCCTTACGCGGTGCTTATCGTGCGGGTGCAATTTGGGGCATGAATCGCTTCACTTTTGCCGAAGCAATGAAGTTACAGGATAGCGATGGTAACTTTATCTGGCAGCCAACTTGGAACTTGACCGATTCGCCGTTTGGTATGATTTTGGGTATCCCTGTTGTTCCTGATTTTGACCACATGGCTGACATCGCTAACGATAGCTTGTCTATGTTTGTGGGTGACTTAAACCAAGCCTATCAAATTGTTGACCGCCGCGGCGTTAATGTGATTCGTGATAACATCACAAATCCTGATGTGGTGCAATGGTACTTCACAAAACGCACAGGTGGCGATTTGGTGAATTCCGAAGCCGTCCGTTTTGTTGAATTTAAGGCTTAATGGGAGCAATGTAACATGACTATCAATAAAGATTTACACAATCAGGTTAGCGTAGGCGTAGGCGTTGCCATTGCATTAACAGCCGTTGCTGATGGTGAAGATGTTGTTGGTTCGGCGATTGACCGTCAAGGCAGCGAAGGTTTAGAGATTATTTTTCAAGTTGGTGCTTATACAGACGGTAGCGTGACACCGCTAATCGAAGATTCAGACGACAATGTTACTTATACCGCTGTTGCTGATGCTGATTTAACCAATACTGAAGCAAGTGCAGCGTTAAGCGCGGCAGGCGTGTCGAGCATTGGTTATGTTGGCTTCAAACGCTATGTACGGGCAACGGCTGTTACTGCTGCTGCATCTACATTGTCGGTCGGTGCATCGTTTATTAAGTTTGGTTTACGTTTGCAAGGCGAAGTTGACCCAAGCTAACCAACCATAAAAAGGGCTAATCAATGTCTATTTTAATCAGTGAATCGGGAAGTGAACCGATAACGACAGCCGATGTAAAAGCATGGGCTAAAGTTGAAAACAGTGATGAAGATAGCTTGATTAGCTCTTTAATTACTTCATGCAGACGCGAGGTAGAGTCATACACTAAAAATGTATTACGCCCTCAAGTTTGGCGCACAAAATATATTGCCGAATCAATTAAAAATCGTTTTTATTCACCTAGAATTACCGCATCATCGGTTGTTGTCACTGTTGACGGCGATACAATTACAGATTATTTATTTAACGAAGTAACAGGCTGTTTACGCCTCAATTATGACTATTCAAACGATGAGCTAATCGTTATCGAGTGGACAATGGCCACAGCATTATCAAGCCTAGCACCACTTACACAAGCCCTAAAAGACCTTGTCACATACCGTTTTTATAATCGCGGCTCTTACGATTTGCCCGCCCATGTTGTGAGCGTGTTGAATCAATACCGAGTATTTAACGTATGAACATTGGCGAGCTAAAGCACCGTATCACGATTGAGCAATGCGCTAAAGTAAGCGATGGCCAAGGCGGCTTTACTAGCGCATGGTCAACACTCGTTAGTGTATGGTCGAAAGCGACACCACAGAGCGAGCGTGAGCGATTCTATCGCGGTGAGAACCAACATACACAGGCTTATACCTTTACAATTAGACAAAACCAAGCAGTCACAGTGCCAGCAACACGCGATAGCGACAATATACGCATTGTGCATCGTAACGAGTATTACCGCGTTACTGGTATTAGCAGACGTAATGATGATTTAGACTTTTACGACATTAAAGCAGAATTGTGGGGAGCAACCGCCCAATGAAAGGCGCATTATTTTTGTTAGAAGTTGAGATTGACAGCGTATTCACGGTATTAGCCGCAATGCGTACAACCACTATGACAGTAAATAATGAAACTGTGGACGTAACAAGCAAAGGTGATTTACAGCGCGAGTTATT